GATTAAAATGGGTTAAAGATTATTATGATGCAGTTAGTACTTTTGACATTAGTTTGCCTACTCCTGTTATGGCAGGAGTACGTACTCCACAGCGTCAGTTTTCGAGTTGTGTTCTCATTGAGACTGGTGACAGTCTTGACAGTATCAATGCTACTTCTAGTGCTATTGTCAAATACGTAAGTCAGAAAGCTGGTATTGGTGTAGGTGCAGGTAGTATTCGAGCAATTGGTAGTCCTATACGTAAAGGAGATGCTACACACACTGGTGTTATTCCTTTTTATAAAATGTTCCAGGCGGCTGTTAAAAGTTGTAGCCAGGGTGGTGTACGTGGTGGTGCCGCTACACTTTACTATCCTATTTGGCATTTAGAGATTGAAGATTTACTTGTTCTTAAGAACAACAAAGGAACAGAGGACAATCGGGTACGTCACTTAGACTACGGTGTACAGTTTAATAAACTGATGTATGAGCGTCTTATTCAAGGTGCGGATATTTCACTGTTTAGTCCAAGTGATGTTCCTGGATTGTATGATGCTTTCTTTAACGACCAAGACAAGTTTAAAGAATTATACGAAACAGCAGAGCGTAATACACGCTTACGCAAGAAGACTATACCAGCGGCAGAATTGTTTAGTATGTTTATTGAAGAACGTAAAAATACTGGTCGTGTATATTTGATGAATGTTGATCATGCAAATGATCACAGTGCATTTGATAAAGAAGTAGCACCTATTCATCAAAGTAACTTGTGTTGTGAAATTAACTTACCCACAAAGCCACTTAACCAAATTGATGATCCAGAAGGCGAAATTAGTCTTTGTACATTAAGTGCTATTAATTGGGGTAACATACGTAACCCAGCAGACTTTGAAAAACCATGTACACTTGCTGTGCGTGGACTAGATGCGTTATTGGATTATCAAAAGTATCCTGTAATTGCGGCAGAGTTTAGTACAAAGAAGCGCCGTCCACTAGGTATTGGAATTATTAATTTTGCATATTGGTTAGCAAGAAATGATACAACTTACCAGAATCCAGATCTAGAACTTATCGATGAATGGGCAGAAGCCTGGAGTTTTTACCTAATCAAAGCAAGTGCTGATTTGGCGGCTGAGCGAGGTGCATGTCCAGGAACGCCTGAAACACATTATGGAAACGGTGTAACGCCGAATCAAACTTACAAGAAGGATGTAGACGAACTCGTACCCCATACGGAACGTATGCCATGGGGCGATTTAAGAGAGCAATTAATAAGAACGGGGATTCGCAACAGTACGCTAATGGCTCTGATGCCCGCAGAGACCAGTGCCCAAATTAGTAACAGCACCAACGGTATTGAACCTCCACGCAGTTTTGTAAGTGTAAAGCAAAGCAAACATGGTGTGCTTAAACAGGTTGTTCCTGGCATCCACAGATTAAAAAGTAAATATGACCTATTATGGGATCAAAAAAGTCCAGAAGGTTATTTAAAGATCATGGCTGTATTACAAAAGTACATTGATCAGGGGATCAGTGTAAATACAACATACAATCCAACATTCTACGAAGATGAAAAGATACCTATGAGTGTAATGCTACAACATCTTATCATGTTCTATAAGTATGGTGGTAAGCAACTATATTATTTTAATACGTTTGATGGACAGGGAGAACTAGATATCAACACAGAAGATAAGACTGAAGAATTAGACGCAGGACAAATGGATGACGAAGACTGCGATGCATGCGTGATATAAGGAGTAGAATCAATGAGCGTATTTAATGCACAAAAAGAAGGACATCACACAGAAGCACTGGCATTTCTCGATCCAGAAGGCGGTGTAGATATCCAACGATATGATACTTTAAAGTATCGTAAATTTGATCAGCTGACTGACAAACAATTGGGATTCTTTTGGAGACCAGAAGAAGTAGATATTTTACGTGATGCAAAAGATTTTAAAGATTTAAATGAACACGAAAGACACATTTTTACAAGTAATTTAAAAAGACAGATTCTACTCGACAGTGTTCAAGGACGAGCGCCTGCAGAAAGTTTTGGTAGTTTAGTAAGTATTCCTGAATTGGAAAACTGGATTATTACTTGGACATTTAGTGAAACAATTCACAGTCGCAGTTACACACATATTATTCGTAACGTATATAGCGATCCAAGTAAAGTATTTGATGAAATGCTTGAGCTAAAAGAGATTGTAGAATGTGCAGATGATATTAGCAAGTATTATGACGAGCTTATTGAGCTTGGCGGATACTATAACCTATTGGGCGAAGGCACACATACTGTTAATGGTAAGAAAATTAAAGTAGACAAATATGAATTGAAAAAAGCACTGTGGAAAACTATTATGAGTGTAAATATCTTGGAAGGTGTTCGTTTCTATGTATCGTTTGCATGTAGTTGGGCGTTTGCAGAACTTAAGAAGATGGAAGGCAACGCTAAGATTATTAAGTTGATTTGTCGTGACGAAAATTTACATCTGGCGAGTACACAATATTTGTTAAAAATATTGCCTAAAGATGATCCTGATTATGCAAAAATTGCAAAAGAAGTAGAAGATGAAATGGTGCAAATGTTTAAAGATGCAGTAGACCAGGAAAAAGAATGGGCGCATTATTTGTTTAAAGATGGCTCAATGATTGGTTTAAACGAAAAACTACTTAGTGATTTTGTGGAATGGATTGCAAACAAACGTATGACAGCCGTAGGATTAAAAAGTCCATATAGTGTGCCACAAGCAAGTCCACTACCATGGACACAAAAATGGATCAGTGGTGCTGATGTACAAGTAGCACCACAAGAAACAGAAATCAGTAGTTATGTTATTGGCGGCGTTAAAAAAGATGTAGATACAAATACTTTTGCAGGATTAAGCCTATGACAAATGTAATAGTTTATAGTAAACCAAATTGTCCTTATTGTGTAATGGCAAAAAATTTACTCAAGAAAAGTGAAATTAAATTTACAGAAAAGGTTGTAGGTGTAGACGCAACACGAGAAGAATTATTGGAGGCCGCTCCAAATGCACGTACTGTACCTCAGATCATTATTAACAAACAAGTAATTGGCGGTTATAATGAGCTGACCCAGTACATGGAAAATACAAACTTTAACGGAACAGGATACTCACTATAATGTTATTAGATGTAAGAAAAACAGGCGATGTAGTCGCACTTAAATTAATGAGTGGAGAAGAAGTAATTGGTAGTTTTCAATCTGATTCAGACGGTAAAATTACACTTCGTAAACCATTGGCAATGGCTATGACACCGCAAGGTCCAGCCTTAGCACCTTGGATAGCAAGTGCAGATATAGACAAAACAAGTAATTTTGAAATCAACAAAGATCACGTTGTAACAATGGTACCTGCACACAAACCTATTGCAGATGCTTATACACAAGCCACAACAGGTATTGACATGAGCTTACAAGGAACTGGTGCGCAACTTACTGTTTGATAAATATATCTAGTAGGAGTAAAAATGCCAGTAGTTCATAGAGATACAGATTCACGTAGTTGCGGTGCCAAAACAAAAGCCGCCAATCCTAACGTGTATACAAACAATTTATTAACAGCAGTTAATGGAAACCCCAATAGTCATGGTGGTGGAGGATTAATTGCGGCAAATCCTAATGTATATATTGGTGGTGTGCTAGTAGTTATAGACGGAAATAGCGCAGACGCTGATAGTTTTTGTCCGTTACCAGGACACTGTAATCCCAAAGCAGTTGGTGGAAGTCCAAATGTTTGGATAGGAGGATAAAATGTCTGTAGATTTTCCTAATGGTGTAGCAAGTGTTAATGAATACTTGGATACACGACATCATGTAAAAACTGATATTACAGGACAAGTTGGCGATAATGCCAAAGTAGTTGTAAAAAGTGAGTATGATTACACAATGCGTGAAATCATATGTAACCTGCTGGCTGGTAGAGGACTTAAACTTCCTAATATACAAGTATGTTTAAGTGTAAATTTAAAAGCTATTTTAAACACTCCTGGACTTCAACAAGAACTAAAAGATGCACTTGACGAATTAGACAAGCAATTTGATGAATTTATGGACCACACAAATA